GTTCTCCTATGATTACCACGGAGATGAGGCGTTGGGTGTTGACAGCAATGGAAAAGTTGGGTGGGTCACTGGCATAGAACATGTCAATGGCAAATTCATAGTAAGATTCTCAGATGAGGATGGATTCGAAGCTGGACAGAAAGTCTGGGACGAGTCTGACCTGGAAGGCTATAACCCGCTCGGGGTAGACAACCAGGGTGATTTTGACCGCAAAGCATTCGCAAACTCTGTTGGCCTTCCGCTATTCGGGAACCGCCCTGAAGCGGCAAAAATGAAATCAGAAGAAGAGCTCAGGTTGGAGAACCTGCGCTCGGAGAGTAACAAGCAAGGAGTGATGATAGCACAATTAACCCAGCACCTCAAGGAAAATCGCGAGGAAGCCCGTAAGGCTCAAGAACAAGCCAAGGCTCAAGCTGCGGAGTATGCTAAGCTGTGTTCCCAAATTATGGAGCAGTTCAAAAACATCACCGCTGACAAAATCCAGCACAAATCAGAACTTAAAGTGGCAATGGAAAACCATACCAAATCGAAAGAGGCGATTGAAGACCTGCGCCAACAAGTAGCAGCCAACAAGGCTTCTGAGGAATTGTTAGTAAAGACAGAATTGGCTAGAATCGCGTTGGAGGCCCAGTTGTCTGAGTGCTCAACAGAGCAGAAGACAAACGCTCTGACAGAGGTTCCTGTCCCCCTTGTTTCTCCACCCCCTCCCCCGTTGCACTCGGCTTTATTACCCGAGTCTGGCCATGCCCATCGTGGTGCCTCAGTAGCTGAGTCTCAGTTGCTTAGCGCGTCCGGCGTGAATCGAAATGCCTCTGGGAGAGGTGCTGCGTACCATGTTCAAAAGGTCGCTCACCTCCCAGGACAGTCGCCTGCCCCCAAGTACACACAGGAGCAGTTAGCGGCAAATGCCCGCAGCCTATCGTTAGCGAATCAGGCTGCCAAGGCAGAGCAAAAACGAGCTAAGCAAGCAGCAGCTGTCGAAGAAGCTAAGCGTGTGCTGAAGAAACAACATCTTGAAGCACAGCGTCTTGCGGCTGCAGTGGCCAAGGACAAGGAGGAGTCTGCAAAATTAACTAGGCTGGCAACGCAAGCAGCTTTGGACGCGCCCGACCCATTACAGGGAGCGGTCCCAGAGTCAGCAGTGTCCCAGGATTTTCAGACAGCGCACCAGGCTACCCACCAGTCAGGGGCGCGACGACAATAAGGTGGATGGATCCCCAATCAGTTGGAGATGGACTGGTATATGTCGGCAAAGCGACCCGTGCTTTCAACACCCTCCCTCGGAATGCAAAACGAATTGACATTCCAGAGGCAGCACAAAGGGTGCTTGTGGAGGCCGGAGTCGAACTAAAAGAATACTGGGCCCCAGCCCGTGGAGCTGAGGCTGAACTGGAGTCAATGCGTGTTCAATACGCGAAGGTTCAACCAGTACCACTACTACCAGCCAGTGTAATAGAGCAAGCTTTGGATATTGTCATCAAGATGTACCCTCGCTCGTACTCGCCTCTGAGCAAAGTTACCTGTGACGCGCATTTAATGCACATTGTAGGGTCGATTAATCGAAACGCTAGCCCAGGGTTCCCGTACGGCATTGTCTTTCCGACAAATAAGGACCTGATGGACAATCCAATCGCTTACCGCGCTGTACTCGACCTAGCAATCTGGAGAGCAGTTACGCTCTCCAAGATAGACCCAGTCTGGCTTGAGGACCAACTCAAGTCCGATCCAAGTTGGGCAGTTAGGCACAATCTGTGTGATCCGATGCGTGACTTCATAAAGGATGAGGCGCATAAGGCCGCTAAAGCCGCGGAGCACAGATGGCGTTTGATAAATTCACTCAGCATCACCGATCAAATCGTGGAACGTCTCCTCTTCACTATACAGGATGAGCGAGAGATCCGTATACACGACTTCATACCATCGAAGTCTGGAATGGGTTTAGGTACCACAGAGCAGATCACTGCTCTTTTAGACTATGCACAAGCGCATGGTATAAATTTTTGGACGGATGTTGAAGCGTGGGACTGCTTTGCACCGGAGCAGTTACTGCGCGCTGAGATGGAGCGCAG